ACTTCAACATCCGTGATATACACGAAGGAGTACACATGAGTTATAGAAAAGTATACTTTGATTTTCAGACAGGCGATGGGTTTGAGGATGTCACTGATTTTGTTAAGTACGGCGACTTCACCTATTCTCTCCGCGCCTGTTCTGATAATTTCCATTATGCACAAAACACTGCGAACTTATCTATAATCTATGATGCTACTCTTTATAACAAAATCCGTACTAACACGAAAGATATCAAGGTACGTATCGTAGATTCTACCAATGCTGTCCTCACTACAGAAGAGTGGGAATATCTTACTTCTGAGGATGGTTTTTATCTAGCAACTGAAGCTGGATTCTTTGCCCCGGTCTTCTACGGACATATAGCTCCTACGAAGTCCCATAGCTATAATGGTGTCATCAATAATACTATTCTTAAACTTGAAGCGATTGATGATGGGGATTATCTTGATAAAGAAGTTGGGGATGTTTGTTATCGTTACTTTGCTATTATGAACCCCTCGGATAAAGACCACTCTATAGTTCATCAGCTTGCTTACAGGGCTGGTTATACTGAGGCGCAGGTAGATGATTCTGTTTATATTCCGACTATTCTAAATGCCTTCGCGCCGCCTTCTACTTCTGATAAGATAAAAGACCTTCTTGATGCCCTTCTTTTTGAATATGGGTATACTTTGAATTTGAATACGATGGGGCAGATATCTCCGGTAAAGTGGATGCACACCGATGGGGACGTAGCCTTTACCTTTGATGAGAGTAATATAATTGATGAACTAAGTGTCACAGACAACTTGAAGGAATATGATGGCGCTGAGGTTGTCTACTATGAATTAGGTGAAGGTGTCACGACATCAGGTCAGACCGATATCCTTCTCTATAGGGATGGTGATCTTCCTTATGCCAGTGACGGTTCATTCTTGGGATATGCAGTTCTCAGTGGCTATACATACCCTCCGCTTACGAACGTGGTTGATGAGACGACAGGTGAGCCTACTATAGTGTATCAGACGTACGAAGACACCGCTATCAAGTATTGGACGAACAAAGCTATTACGGAGAATCTGGACTATAATTATAAGGCATTCACTTCAGACTTCTCTAGTATTGTCGCCACATCTGGTTGGTATCTTGATTACAAAGTAGATGCTGGTGTAGAATTGGTTAGGGCCGAATTCGAGAACACCCAAGCACGCATCGTGTTTTCTGGGTTTAATAATGACGCCAATCTTCTATACTATTGCAATGTGTATGGCAAAGTACTGTATAAGACTTCTGAACGTACATCTACTATCGTGACCATCTCTGGTTCTGAGGATTTGGATGAATATGTAAGTACGTTCATTTTCGATAAAGAATTCGCTGATAGACTCTGCAAGTTCTTGGCGTTGCAACACGCTACAGAGAACCTTGAGGTAGAGTTGGAGAGTGAAGAATCTGTTCCGATGGGATCGTTGGTACAGGTGACGGCGGACGATGGTACTGATGAGTTGTGCAGAGTCAGGGAGTGTAAGTATATCGAGAAAACTGGTAGGTATACGTACTCACTCAATTCATATATGTATGGCGATGTGGTTACTCTTCCTGCACTAACGGGGCAGACGGCTAGTTCTCCTTCTAGGGCAAGTGGCGTTACTGCCAGTCCAGTTGTAACTAACACGGCGGCGGTAGTGGCTACAAGTGCTCCGAAGTATTTAGGTCGATATGAAGCGGTACACCCTACTTCGTACAATGATGGCGATTGGTGGACTGTATATGATACTGATGATGATCCAATACAGCGTGGTGTGTGGTGGAATAGCATGGGTGGACTTACTAGAGTCACTGCGTCTGGTACAATAGTTGAACAGGCTAAATTCTCTGAAGCTCTTACGGATGTTGCATGGGCGGAAGCCCAGAGTATTTATGGAACAGCGGCTAATTATGGGTTGGAAGCGTTATTCCAGTCGTTGGGGGCGGTATCCGCGTTCTTCACAACGCTATTCGCACAAGATATAAATGCCACTGGCACAATCACTGGTGCAGTATTACGAAGTGCAGATCGATATGCTATGATGGCTAACGAGGCTGATGATGAAGATGGGTATAAAGGAGTTATTTTATCAAGTACGCCAATAGATCAGAGTAGCCCCTCTGGAAGCATGATACAGATGGCTAATTTATACAATTTACTGGGTTCTCGTGTACCATCTTTAGCTTTTCAGAATGTATATAATGATGCGTGGCGACTTCTAGCATATATAAGCGGGGTGGGAAACGGATTCATACTCAAGAATAAACTGCAAGGAATTACCCTACAATTAGGAAGTTTATTCAATGACGGATATGCCCGATTCTTAAAAGAGAGTACAGATATTAGTTCATCGAGCACGTCTATCGTAATAGCAGATGTTTTCACAGGCAAGCATAATGGTACACGGCCTTCTAGTGTTCGGTTTTTGCAGGGGGCGTACCAACAAAATGCAATATTTGATGCAATGAGTAGCTTTATTGCCTATACTGGTAGCACCACTATTGATGCAATACAGGTAACAGGGGCGGTTAAACTAACCAACACATCTGCGGCTTTGATCGTATCAAGAGCAGTTAGGACTAGTGCTACTACTATTGTGTTCTATGGTGTATTCGTTCTAGGAGATGTAGGAAGTTTTACCGTAACTGATGGGGATACTGTAAATGGGTACTATGTGTCTATTTCTTGGTAGAATTCATAGATATGTTGCCATTGCGTTCTACACAAAAACTTTAGGGCGTATACCTTAAATATATTGGTTTGATTTGGAGTACGTATGTTCAAAGACTTTTTGAAAAACTCTCGGGAGTGAAGACTACATAAAATTAAAGTGTTACATCCAACCATTTTCTAGGAGAACATCTATATGGAGTTTCTATCCACCCCTTGGGGGTTCGCGTCAATAGCCTTTGTGGCTACTGCTGTTGTTGCCATTGTCTATAGGGTAGGCTTCATGTCCTTCTCTAAAGGCAATATTCTTGTAGGGAGGGGGGACATCAAAAAGGTCTCCCCTCATAGCACTTGTCCACACGCGAAAGACATCATGGAGTTAGTACACCGGACAACGGAGCACATGGAACATAGACAAGAGCTAAAAACATTACTTATAGAGGAGCAGATGCGCTTCTATGAGGAAACTGAAGAAGAGGTCTTGGGGCTTCTTCGTAAGCTCTACTTATCTCTTTTAGCGGATCGCTTGTCAGGAGATACGTCGTACGCGCAACATCCAGAATATACTTCGTATATCGTAACCTTAAAGGCTATAGCCGCAGAAATCAAATCGTATATTCGTGGGTGCTTCAAAGCTAATCACTATGCAGGGCGGACTGTTGAAGAGCAGAAACTCTACATAGACAAGAAGAAGATTGTGATAGTTCAAAAGATAACAGAATTACTTAATCTGTATTGGCGAGGAACAGTTGTGTCTCGTTCAGATATATACAAAGCACATGAAGAAGTTATGGATGAACTAGAAGAATATGTAGAAACTATATTCAATGAATCATTCACTTTGGCTAGAAGCACAGCAGTTAAAATAGAAAAACTTGAAGAGAGTTACAATATGTATCTTGTGGCTACTCTCGGAGCGGATAAGATAGGAGTATGCTATGCCGATTATTAGAGACATTGAACAGCTTGTACCGGAAGCTAGAGATAAGTGTAAGGCGTTTCTAGCGCGGTGTCAGGAAGAGAATCTTCCCGTGGCTATCAATGAAACCTTTCGTGAAGAGACGACACAGTTTTTGTACTATCTACAAGGACGGCTTGACGCTCGGAACAATACGAATATTGTAAAGGAATTCAATGCTCGACGCAAGGTACATGGTTTCTGGGAACTTACTGAAACTGAGGCTAAGTCCAAGATCATCACATGGACATTTTATAGTAAACATATGGAAGGTAGAGCCTTTGATGTTGTCCCACTAAAGGACAGTAAGCCGTGGTGGAATGCTCCTCAAGAAGTGTGGGACAAGATGGGTGTTATCGGTGAATCAGTGGGGCTGATGTGGGGTGGTAGGTGGAAGAATAAAGATTCCCCCCACATGGAAATAGCATAGGAGGATACGATGAGTGATATAGTAGAGAAGCCGAGTAAAATGCCTTCGGCTAAAGGGTCTAGTAAGGTGGCACAGATATTCGCCGCTATTTGGATAGCCGGTTGGAGTGCCTACAAGTTTATTAGTGGTGCGAGTTTGACTGTAGAGGATATTATGCTTTCTGGCATCGGCATAGCGGCTACGTTTACCCCGGTGTACTTTAGTATAATCCTCGATAAGATAAAGGATATTCGTATTGGAAAGGTAGCCTAATGTGGCGTACCTCATCGCGGCTATTGTTCTGTTTGTTCTTGGTGGTGTGTTCGCTCTCATCCTATTCCGAAGACAAAAAAATATGGATATACGAGAGCGAGCTAGTGGAGTTGACGCAGATATCAATAAACTTGGAGAACAAGAATCAGAAATTAGAAAGCGACTTGAAGACCACGTTGGAGAAATCGAAGGAATGGGAACAGACATCGGTAGACTTAAAGAAATCTTGGGAAATATTCAAGCTCGAAATGGAAGCGGAAGTGACGAAGAAGGACAGGCAGATAAAGACTAGGAATATCGTTATCGGGATACTTGCGATAGCTGTGCCAATAGGTTTTATTAGTGGTGCTTTTGTATTCTGAAGAAAATAAAGCCCCCACCGATATGATGGGGGCTTTATTTTAGCCATCTTGCCGTTTGACTACCGATGCACCTTTATTCAAACTGATTTCAAAAACTCTATCTGCACACCCTATGATATCCGGTACGTGGCTCACCATGATGAACTGTATGTGGAGCTTATCGGATATCTCCTTCAATATCTCCCCTGCCCGTGGCTGTAGATCGCGGGAGAGGAACTTCATCGGCTCATCGAGGCATATCGTATTATCGGACTTCCCGAGGCTCCACGCCGCTATACGAAGTGCGAATGACGCCACATCCACTACACCCCCACCTGATGCTTCCATAGGATCAATCTCGAAGCCGTTCTTCATAAAGACGAGACGAGCTTCGGTCTTGTTCCGCTTTATCTCAAAAACAAGTTGGAATTGATATTCGCCGGGGAAGCACGTATCAAGGGCAGTGTTTACTACGTCCTGAATATGGATGGTAAGCTGTTCTTGTGTCTTCTGCGCTACGTTCTGTACCAAGGCGAGGGCTTGCTCTAGGTTGATGGATCGGGCGGCATTCTTCTCTATCTTGTCTTGATAGTCGGATGCTTCCTTATCCATCGCCTCATAGCGGCCCCGTGCTTGGTTGGTAGCTTTGTCATATTGCGCTAGTGTCACTTATGCCCCTCTCCCCCATCATTCGCTTGAATTCTTCTTCAAGCGCTTCATCATTACCAATAGGTTCCCACGAATCCCCATAAAGTCCTTCCCAGTTTCTCGTTTCGTACCTACGATAGTATGGATGATATGGGTCATCTGTTTCTATGCTGAACATCATTATGGGGTTAATTTTAGTAATTATCATACTGCCGCCCAGTTCGTAAGCCCCTCAAGTTCAACATAGTATTCATCTATCTCTGCCTTGAGCTTGGACTGCTTATCTTCCATATCAACCAACGTGGCAAGTGCCTCGTCAGCCGTATCGAATTTGTAGTCAGCCTTCCACTGCGCCACTATCGTCTCTACAGCACCTTCAGCGCGGGACTTCTTGGCCTTGAGCGTTTCGATCTTTGACTTGATGCCTTCAAACGTTCGAGCATCCATACTACATTACCCCCTTAATCTGCGTGATAAAGAACTTGAAAGCCATAATTACAAGTCCACCAAGGCCCGCAAGCATGGCTAGTGAAATGAGCGCGGAGAATACTGGGGCCAATACCCTGCTTAGTAGTGATTCTTCTTTCATATAGAGATCTCCACATAAAAGTCGCGCACACATTCCGTGCGTAGTATACGCGGCAAGCCACAATATATTGTGGATATGAGTGGCCCCAGCGTATTATGTTGCATAAGTTCGTGCATATTGTGGAGTATCACTTCCTCTTGAGCATTATCTTTCCAGTCCCCAGTTATAATAGACCCGTCTGTCATATTAAACACATCACGTGCTTTCATGCTTCCTCCTCCACTTCTGTGATAATATCCCGTACCGCTTGGCTAACTTTCGTGGCAAGTATAGTCGCCTTGAGGTTGTCTTCAAACGACAGCCCGATCTGCCCATCGTGCATGATCGTCTCTACGAACGACGATATCCGCTCATCCCGTTCCTGCTTCTGATCCAAGTGATCCCGCGTTAGCATCGTCTTGTTATTCGGCATCGGAATCACTTCCATCTCCAACCCTGTGCGCCTATACACCGGGAACTTGTCAGACTTCACACTTACGTCAATAGCATCCCCTGTATCCACATAGACAATGATCGGGCTATAGTCGATCAGGTCAGCGGCTTGAACATTCATACATCCCGGATTGATAACGTACCGGCCATCGTCTTCTACCTTGAAGTTGTGGTGATAGTCCCCCGTGAAGATAAATTGTGCATCAGGATATTTCTCAAGGAGCGTATAGGCACTCGTTCCTTCTATGCCGAACGGTATATCCGCTGTACTCGGGAAGGTGAGCGTATGGGTAACATAGACCCCTGCCGCTTCCGGTATATAGTCTTCCAGCTTACACGTATGCTCAAAGCGCCCATTCTCAGTATACTCCGTGGCATCCAGATATACAATCTTCTCATTCGTCTTGGCTATGGCCTTGAGGATACCTACGGAACTACTATCAACGTTCTCCAGTTTATGCCACGGCAGACTATGGTTCCCGGCTATCACATAGCACTTACCAATCAGTACGGCCATGGCGTTAATAAATAATGACACTACTTCAGGCGGCACTCTCGGTACATCAAACAAGTCCCCCGTGCAGATAATGTCAGCATCACGAAGATTCGCTTGATCCACGATAAAGTCAAGATGCCTCTTCTGTGTAGCCATCCAGTCTTCGTCAAGCCTACACAGCGGCAAGTCAGGACGGAGGTGATTATCTCCTGTTACAATGAATCGCACTCGTCTAACTCCTTTCCGCATGTCGGGCATGTCTTAGGTAGGGATGCTACAGCGTCAGTCAGTTCCTTTGTCGTGACCGCTATAGCCTTCGTGGTATCTCTATACTGCTCAATACTACTACGAAGTGAATTGATCTGCTGTTCAGCCTCCCTATAGTATTCCTTCTTAGCCTCAATCTTCTTGATGAGCCGTTCAGCATAATCGGTGCTGACCCCGTTGTCGATGATCTCTTTGGCTACGCTGTAGTTGTCGATGGAATTCTCTAAGGAAGTAACGGTCTTATTAACCTCCGCCAGTTCACCTACGGATATATCAATGAGCTTTATAAGTTTCGCTGATCGATCTAAAACCCGTCTGTATTCCGGGAGTTTATCCATAGCAGAACGATAATCCCCAATGCTATCAGAAAGAGCGACGGTAGAGGTATTAAGCTCATTTAGTGTAGCCTCCTTCTCCTTTATGGTCTCAACAATCTCTTCTGCACGGTCTAGCCACGAATAGCCCGCTATAGCGGTTTCTAGCCTCGCCAGCGCATCCGTGCAATGTTCTGTATCAACCTTCGTCTTACGCTTCTTGGACTCAATGCTGGACATGTATCGGTCTATAGCGTCGAAGTGAACAATCTTATTAAAGAACCGCGCCACTTCCCCCGGCGTTTCACTAAGAAGGAACGGGGCGTCATGCTGGCGCTGGGTATTCACCTCCGTGAAGTTGATCGCCTTGTCTACCTCTTCTGGCACATCAAGGCCGATAGCTTCTAGCACTTTATCGTCAATACTATAGGTGTTGCCTGTAGTTACCGACTTGGTACGAGTGATGATACCAGAATCCTTTACGAGAGAAGCAAGCGTATCGGAAGTCTGTTTCCCTTTTTCGTTCCTAGCCCAATGAGACACAAAGGCGTCCCCGGATGGTCGGTTATGCACCACCCAGTTTACTGCACGGAGGATAGACGACTTACCGGAATTCGATGATCCAGTAATGACGTTGACTCCGGGGTGCAGTTCTAGGGTTGTGTCCTTATGGGCTTGGAAGTTCTGTAATCGTATCTCTTTTACCACGTTACCCCCGTTTCTTTAGCGCAAAACTAAATCCATCCAAGAAGGATTCCCATTCTGCTTTCGATACACTTTTGGGTTTGTGTAGGTAACACAAGGGGAAGATCGTTGAACCCTTATGCCCCCAAATAGTGGGGGACTTTACATGCGGAAGGAAGCCATCTCTTGAAAAAGAGCATGCTTCTATTTCCTCGAATTGCATACCTACTCCTTCGGCCTCTGCCTAAGCGATTCACGCCATGGGGGGAGGGGCACAGCTAGAGTAGGCAGGAATCGTATGGCTCCTTCATCGATGCAACCCCAGTCCTCGAAAACACTATACATCTTTATTTCAGGCTTAAATTTGTATATCCGTAGATACCCCTCTCCTATAAAATGTTCGGGGTCACCCAGACATGCCCAATCATATCCCTCAGGCACCTTGCTCCAATCCACATACTGTGTTGGAGCCTTAACCCCAAAACTACGCTTTAGAAAGCTAAACATCATATACCTCCTTAAACAAAAAGACTACAGGGCGTTATACCCTGTAGTCATAGTGTATCACATTATTCTACAGAAGTCAAGCCCATTACTTGCCGTGACAATGCTTAAATTTCTTCCCACTACCACATGGGCAGGGCGCATTGCGATCAGCTTCCATCTTAATCCGCATGATCCGTAGCTTCTCCTCAGCCTTGAGGAATACAGCCTTCCACTGTTCACCTACCTGCTTCCACGTCCAGATTTCATTGTAAGCACGTTCAGCCCTAGCTTTAGCCTCTTCGGGATTATTATAAATCTCAAATAATCTATCAGCCATATCATAAATATCTACAGTGGGGCGAAGAATATTATTATCTCCCGGCCCCATAAAGGTAAATTGGTTGTAGTCATTTCCTGAATCAATAAAGTAGCCCCGCTCCTCCCTTTCGCCTATCATCTCTGTGAGAGATGTATTGGCAGGAAACAGTAGAGGTTTTTTACACGCCGCCCCTTCAGAAAAGCTCAGACCCCATCCTTCCCCGACTGTAGTAGACACCACGACATCACATGCCCCATATATTTGATTGACTATCTCTATAGGATACCCCTGATTAGCCCCATACGAACCGGGGGCAGGGCACGCCCAATCCATATCCCACTTGAGACCGTAGTGCTCAGCGATCTCTACGAGGTTGCCACCCACGTCATCCATCTGGCATAGCATGAATAGGAACGAGTCGGGATGTTTCTCGTGAAACAATTTGAATCCGGCGAACGTGCGCCACAAATCCTTCCGTGGTTGGTTCCGGTTCACATTGAGCACGATGAATTTATCTTTGTGCGATGAGAAAAATTTATCACGGAATGACGTATCAGATGGCGGGAAGAAGATATCCTTGTCAACACCGTGATAGATCACGTCCATGTCCTTGAGCGTATCCATGATTTTCAGGCACTCATTCTTGGCATAGTTCGTATACGCCACCGGCACGTCCATCTTGGCCACTACATCTGTTACCCATGACTCCTTCGGTGTACCGTCAATCGGGAAGTAGTGGATCATGGCGAACTTCTTCTCAAGCGGAAGCCCTTCCCTGACCTTGATAAGCGCGTTAATGAACGTCTGCACAATGAACGTATCCTGAATCATAAAGACCAGATCGAAGTGCCCTGTCTTCGCCATATCAACGAGAAGCTGACGCCCATAGACATCCTTATACCTCTCGTCATGCGTAAGGGCATTGGCGGCAGGGTAGATGTCATAGGGGAACTTCACCCGGTCATACGGCGCACCGGAATGGTTGATACCGACGATAGTGAAGTCATACTTCCCCGTCTTATAGAGGACGTTCAAGAGATTCCTTGCTACCGTGGCGAATCCCGTCGCGGTAGTAGGAGAATCTGAATACCATAGAACCTTTAGCTTCTCACCCACGCTTCTTGCCTCCCTTTGTAACTTTCTTTATCGGTGAATAGTCACTCGTCACCAATGCCTGATGAAGTAGCTGTGCGAACCCATCCACAAAACCCTCTTCCTCATTGAGATCATTCTGGCCCATGTGGTGCAGGATGAAATGGACTAGCTCATGGAGATAGGTCTCTTCAAGCTGAGACTGGATACGGGCAAAGCCGTTCGCATTTCCCTGAATCGCTATGGTGTTCGTAACAAGCCGAGCTTCACCAAGCGTACCATTTTCTGCCCTTATGTGATCCTCAAGAACCACATTGATCTTCTGCCCATGTAGGAGAAACGATGCTGGAATCTTCATGCTCATTCAGTGCCTCCTAGTTTCGACTCAGTGTACCTCGTGCATATGGGTCTCTGCTGGTTTCTTCTCCCGGCATACCACCCCATATATCCTTGTAGATCGCCCCATGATGCGGGAAAACAATATCATTCACCCTACGTGCTACTGGATCATTCTTTATCGTATGACTCCCTTCATGCAGTACCAGATCGTTCTCCGTATGGTAAATCGTCCAACCTCTAAGCTCCATGAGTCTATATAGGTGGTTGTCCAAAAAGTAGAAAGGTAGAAGAACTGGGTTATGCCACACATTCTCCGTAAAAAAGAATTCAGGGTTCCACAATACAAAGGCATCCCCATTGTTATGTCCGAGGGTGATTGTTCCCCACCTAGGATCATTATACTGAACTTCGTCCCACTTGTCAAGTATTTCTTGTAGGGCACCCGGATAGAGCATAGCGTCATTGTGGAGGGACATACAGAAGGCATCCTTGGCCCGTCTGGTCTGCCGAATCATCCAGTTGATAGACTGCCCATGGAGAAGCCGCACCGGCATATTGATGACATCAGCCCGCATTTCACCTATAGGGGTTTCGGTGTTATTGATGACCACCAGCTTGGCTTCATGCTCAGTGCGCCCAATCTCATCCCAAAAGGATTTGATGGCACGTTCAGTTAGCTGAAGATCACCACCACAGGGAATGTAACAGGTAACTTTCATAGGATTCCAGCCTTTTCTATCAAACGGATAGTCTCCTCATCCGAGAGACGTTTGGTGTTTTCAGAGGTAAGTCCTTCTGGGAATTCCAATAGATGACTTCCTATAAAATTGTCCGTTAGAGGAATCTCTACCCATCTGCTATCGATGCAACTCATACATCGCTGGCCTTCTTCGGGCGTTATCAAAGTCTCGTGTATTTTCTCTCCGGGTCGTTCGCCCACTACTTCAAACGCCCATTTATCATCCGTAGTGACACAGGGCTTGTCCGAGACCAATTCCATTACAGCACAAGCCATACTTATCACGGTAGAAGCGGGAGCATTGTACACGTATGTACTTCCGTTCTCCCCGTATTCCAACGCATAGTCCACTAGCTCTACTGCTTCCAGTAAGGTCATCATAAAGCGTGTCATCTCTGGATTAGTAACGGTAACAGTTTTGTCATCTTTTATCTGTTGTGCGAACTTGGGGATAACTGATCCTCTTGACCCCATAACATTGCCGTACCGCGTTATGCAGATCGTTGTTCCATAACCGCCAGCCTTCTTAGCCGCCGCAAGCCCTAGCTTCTCCATAAGCGCCTTCGTCATCCCCATGGTATTGACAGGCATAACCGCCTTGTCCGTACTCAGCAGAACAAGATTATCTACTCCAGCCTCTACCGCCGCATTGATGACATTGGCGGAACCAAGTACGTTCGTAGCGAATGCCTCTTCCGGGTGTTCCTCACACGACGGCACTTGCTTCATAGCGGCGGCATGGAATACGGCGTCAATATCCTTCATCACCGCATCCACACTAGCACGATTCCGCACATCCCCTATGACATACGTTATACGAGGATCATCATAGAGATTTTTCATATCGTCCTGCTTCTTCTCATCCCGGCTGAAGATACGAATTTCCTTCAGATCAGAACGCAGAAGCATTCGCTTGAGCATGGCATTCCCAAAGGAACCCGTGCCTCCCGTGATTAGCAGTCTAGTCACAACCACTCCTTTCCGTATATTGGAATATACCGTTCCTTGTTCTTCACCATGTAATTATAAAGATCGCCAAGCTGAATGAATATATCAGGAGCCGCAAAATCAGGTACCAACGTCTTGTCGCTATGCTCCTCAGCCCTATCTATGATCGGTACACTCTTCTTCCAGATACCACTGATGAAGGCAAGGATCATGCTCTTCGATACGGTGTCAGAGGCAAGCTGAACTATACCTGATGACATCCCCGGCCCATCCTCACCGATCTCCATACGAACATCATCCTTAATCTGCTTGAGGATAAAGTTAGCCAGAGTCAGCGTCGTAACCCCATTCCAGAATACATTTGTGAACCCATTGACCTTCTCAGTCTGACGCATGAACCAGTTGAAGAGGCCAACGCCACCAGCACGAAGCTCGGGGCCTATAACAGAAGTACGGATGGTAAGGTGCTTCGGGCTATCCACTTCCCCAAGTATCTTGGACTGTCCATAGACTGAAGTAGCATCCGGCTTGTCCTTGGTGGTGTACTTCCCCTTAGTGCCTTCAAAGACACAATCGGTAGAGATATGGATGAGCTTCGCCTTGATCTGTACAATCTGAGACGCGATGGAGAAGGGAAGATGCCCATTCGTCCATATAGCCAGATCAGGGTTAGCATCACAGTCCTTCGGCAGAAGCCCAATACAATTCACCACATACTGGGGGCATAGAGACATAAGCGGCTGGCGTCCATCGTAGAACACCTCATTATCCTGCGGCCTTCTATTAAGCCGCAGTACCTCAAATTCCCCTGACTTCTCCAGCACGTCAGCTACAACATGCCCCACCATGCCGTTCGATCCCAGTACCAATACCCTAGGACGCTCCACCGTTAGCCCTCCTTACCAGTTTTTCAAACGCATCCCACGCCATAATGACGAGGGTTTCTGATATCGCCTTCTTGTTATGAACTATTAACCAATCGGTATCCTTGTACATATTGCTCTTAGCTTGATCTACCGTGTCCTTGAGGTTCAGGGATTCACATGCCTTGCACTCTACCGAGAAGGGGAAGAGCTTTACAGCGTCTCCCCGTAGGACAATATCAGTTCCGGCTTGTCCCATCTCCCGTGAATGGATATCGCAGGTATCATCAGACTGCTCATACGGGATGCCGGTGATATCGGATATCTTTCGGCACACCCATTGCTGAAGATTACGCCCCTTGGCCTTGGCGCTGGACGTAGTGATCTTCTTCTGGGTTTTCTGAAACTTATGAATCAGGGTATCAAGAGCAGGACTAGGGGCGATCTCATTAAGACTCTGAAGCATTTCTATATCGGCAGTATCTATCGTGACCCACTTCTTACTCATCATCTACCCCGAACTTCTTGGGTCTCACTTCAGTGATGCTATCCTCGATCTCTTCCCACAGAGCGATAACCCGTCGCTTCAGTTCACTCTTGAGCTTGTTCTCTTCTACGAAGGTGATAAGTTCATCACGACTCATCGGCTCCTTACCATCTTCCCACACAATAGACTTGGCACTCTTCAGAAGCTCTCCAGTCTTATCGGAACGGAGATTGAACAGGAAATCAATATTCGCCGCAACATCATCCATGCCATACGTGAAATTGATCGGAATGAAACAACTGCGGAACGGACGAGGGTGCCTAACCTTCTCAGCAGTGGTCTCAATCAGCACACCGATTGCACGGCCCTTACGCTCTTCCTTCTCCTTGAGCTTACTATAGATGCGAGCGGTCTCATAGAAACCAACAGCGCGGCCACCACCGAGGCGATTCTTCTTGCCATACATACCGGCGTTAGCGTTGTCACGTTCCTGTGATATGATATAAAGTAGAGCGTTCTTTTCGGCTAACTTAGCAGATAGACCTCTGAACATTTCCTGACTGAGGAATTTTGCGGCCGACATATTATAGGAACCCTCATCGAATTCCTTGTCCTTGTCGTACGCCGCATGACGCTTATCCTTACGTGCCTCAAGCTCATCAGAACCAAGAGCATCCAATGAGTCTAGGACATATATGCCGCACTCATCTTCTTTCAGACTATCAAGGAACTTGTTGACATCATACTCCCATTTCTCTACCGTCTGAGGCATCTCGTCACGATTCATCTTGCTCGTAGGTATGATCTCAAAGCCATAGAGTCCCACGCTGTCTATCGTATTGCCGAATTCCACATCGGCATACTTCCACTTGAACTTGTCCTTATACTTATAGTAATTGGCCGCGATCATCTCTACGGCCTTAAACGTCTTCGTCGAGCTGGAGCCCCCCCAGTCACGTACTATGGTTCCAGCTTCATATCCCATGCCGTAGCCAGCTTTCTCACCACCACCTACCACAAGATCAAGCAAGGTGCTTCCGGTGGAAAAATACAACCCACGCTTCGGCACCTCTATCTGCTTCTTAGCCAATATCGTCTCCTTTATACTCGCAAGGTTCAATGTACTGTCCTTTGAAACAAAAACTGCACAGTAGCATACGACATGATACCGTGCAGTTCTATTGTTACTTACTTAGCGGCGCGAGCACAATCCTTCCACTTTCCGGGAGGGCAGTCGTTCTTGCACTCATCAAACTCGTCATTGTCCTTGCCGAACCTGTGGCCGAACGGACAAGGATTCTCTTCCTTGTCCTTGGCGGGAGGTTCCTCCTCATCGTCATCGCCCTTCTTGGCGCGAGTACGCGCAGGAGGGGTCTCATCTTCTTCTACCGCCTTACCCTTAGCGGTCTTGTCAAAAGGGATATCGTCCTCATCGTCATCCTTAGCAGAGCGGCGAGGGGTCTCATCCTCATCCCTCTTCGGCCTAGCGGGAGCCTCGTCCTCATCGTCATCCGAGCCATTCATAATCTCCATGATCTCGGCGGGCGTATGGAGAATCATAAGCTCATCGAAGGAGATGGCATTCGCGGCGGCTTTCTTCACCGGCTTCTCGCGGTCAAGGAACTGGAAGTCCTTCGGCTCCTGCGTCGTCTTGCCCATGTACTTGGACGGCGAACCACGGAACTTAACAGTCTTGCCCTTTTCCAGATCGGCGAACGGGATAATAGACTTGCCCTCTGAGTTATACCGGGCAGACTCAATAAGCTCCTTCTCGAACTTGAAGTGGGACTGATCTAGCACCAGCACCTCATTGGGGTCTTCCGCCATAAGGTCGCGTACGTTATAGATCACACGGCGCTTGGCCTTATAGGCATCGAACTCCTCCTTCTTACCCTCTTCGCGGTACTCCTCAGCCTGATCGCAACAGGGGCACGGCTTGCCATAGGTCTTCTTGAGACAGATGATGTCCGTCTCACTCGGGCCTATGTTCTTGTGTATCCACACGTCGAGAACATAGTCATCATCACCGACCTCAAGCACACCGCGCTTGACGAGGGGGTGATTCTTCTCCTTCACCTTGAAGGGCAGAATATCAATCTTATTCACACCCTCCTTGATCTTGTAGAACTTCGGGCGCTCATCCAGCTTCGACCAGTCAAGGATACCATTACGAGAAGAGCCACCATCGTTCCTGCTATCATACGACTCGCTGTACCTCTTATCCATGTTCATACTTACTCATCCCTTCCTTTCTTCTCGTTCAGGCCCCTACGAACCTCATCGCTCCCATCCTTGCGGACACCGTTATAGTAGTCCTTGCTCCACATAGAAACCAGATTATCAAGCATCCCCTTGCGGTGGTCTAGGGCCGTCGTAGCCGCATAGAGAATGTCCACCTTAGCCTGAGCCTTACGAAGTGCCTCACGAGCTGTCAGCACCTCAGTATCCTGTACCAGCAGGGCAGTAACTACGGCTTCCGTTACCTTCATATCATCCGGGGGATTCCGGCGTATGTATATCTCACGCTGACCAAGAATAAGCTCTAGCTTGTCCTTGCACGCATCCCGCTCGGCCCTCGCATTAGCCTGCTCCTCGGCGTAGTAATGGTAGAGACTCGGCTGAAGCTCGCAATCCTCATCGAGCTTGAAGCGGTTGATCTTTACATCTTCCGCGAAATCATCACCAAACGTAATGCTCATTCATCCTCCTCCATGTAATCGTCATCATCATAATCAAGGAAGTCCGCATCGTACTCATCCTCGATTTCCGCATCCAGCGCCCGCCGCTCCTCTTCGGGATCAAAGCAATCGGCACATACCATACTCGCTACCCCCCATCCATCTGCCTCAAGGGCCTCCTCTATTGCTTGTTCTATCGACATAGGGTTAATACCACTAAACGATACCATATGTTTTACACCACACCGAGAGCACTCTACTGGGGCTTCCCCTTCAAAACAATACCGTTCTGGAATCATTTTACTCTAACCTCAGCACAAACGTCGTCTGCCCCGGCTCAGATATGAATGCACGTTTCTGTATAAGAAGAAGGGAATTCTGTGCAGAATAGTGGGCGTCTCCACTGTCTATCCACTCTTCCTTATCATCTGTATCATATGGATCAAAAAACACTTCGGCATCTCCGGGTGCCCGACTCAATATGTCCATCAGCTCTTGAACTTTCACACTTACCTCCTTATAGCATACATGAGATATAACACGCTCGAATCAACCCAGCCTTTCCACTATTGTAAAACGGCTCACTAAAGTACCCAATGATCGTAGCAACCCGCTTATCTGCCTTACGCAAAAGTACACTGGTCATGTACCCTAGCACAGCGTATCGAATGGACTCCCAATCAGTAGTCTCTAAGGCAGTAATGATTTCAGCTACATCTTTCCAACGGGGCTTATCCTCCATAAGTACCCGGCATAGATTGATCGCGGCAGAACTAGCAACGTCGGCTTCTATGGCTTCCAGCGCCTCCTCTTCAGTAAGTCCTATCACCTTTTCCAGCAGAACAAGCGCCTTCCTTGGTGAACCTTCAGCCTTAGTAATAAGCGATTCTAGTACGTCAATCGAAACCTTTTCTCCTTCCGCATTCAGTACACGTCGGCACAAGATAAGCAACTCGTCCTCAGACAACGGCTTGAACTTTACCTCGGTACACCTTGAGCGGATAGCAGAAATGATCTTCGTCGGTTCAGAGCTACAAAGAATGAAGTATACATTCTCGGGGGTGTCTTCCAGAATCTTGAGCATCGCATTCTGGAAGTCATTAGAGGCTTTATGCACCTCATCCAAGATGTATACGAGAGGAGATGTTACGACGTATTTGGTGTCATCGATAATGTTACGGGCGGTTTCAATACCACGATTATCAGCAGAATTGATTTCTATGATTGTATCGGATTTTACGAAACTTGTCAATACCCTCGCCATAGAAGTTTTACCAGTTCCAGCCGGGCCAGAAAAAAGGTATACTCGTACCGGATTAGGCTTACTCAGATTTTGCTTTAATGATTTTATCTCGGAAGCATTACCTACGAATTCCTCAAACGTCGTCGGTCGGTATTTGTTGTATAGACTCACTAGCACCTCCTACAGATGTATAGAACTTCATACGATCTTCTAACTCCATACCCCTATATTCTTCCTCCATCCTATTCCAGTAACAGCATGTACGCTTGCCTTCTGGGCATCCACCACGATAGACGCAGGATGGCACCATGGCTTCGTACATGGCCCAAGCGAACTCCCCCTGATCGTTATTTATGGCATCACCAAACAATTCACGGAAAGCCCATTTCACATTCATAGCCCACGCCCTTGTCCACTTGGAAGCAAGATGGCAAAGTCTTTGATGCGACATTGCAAGAAGAGCATCAGCGGGCCACGTACTTACATATATACGTGGAGCGGAAGGGCTAGATGGCCTCGGCTCTCCCGTCCAATCAGGCCGCTTCGATTGCACGTAATGGCGTGGATGCCCCTTCGTATGCCTCACAAGGTGCGATACCACATCAGAGCGGCAGTTGTCGTCCGTTATGCGTATCCTCGCTTCTGCAAGGACAGAATGTTCGGCTATGACAGCTTCCATAGCGAAGCGCTCCATGTCCTTGGGCGACTGTAGGCTCAACTTGCCTTTAGTTGCCAAAGCGGCATAACGGATATCGGCCAATGGTGCGGCGTTTAGAATCTCTAGTTTTAGCACTATTCCTCCTTGGAATCGGGAATCCAAATGGTTGTCTCAAACGGGATATTAGCGCCCAGCCCTATGGACTCCCCGAAGGTGTTCATTAAATCCCACATTTGATACTCGGTATACCCCTCGGCGTCTATCTTGGGCATTCGGAAGGGACCGATCTTGGGAAATTCACGCTGTAGCTGGCGGTGCCGTTCTGCTAAAACAGCGATACCCTTTGGAGTTAATTTCACCTTGACAAACTCATTGGTGTTAAAAAGCATATTTAATCCTCCTTCATCCACCCATACAATGCCGACCAGTATACACCCTAGTACACTGCGGCTCGTAATATATATTACAGTACCTTCCTGCCTCTTTGAAAATAGGAGTAGAGATATCTCCCGATTCGTACTCCCCCGTCTCAACAACAAGCTGAACGTGGTGCTTGGCGAGTAGTGCCTTATATTCAGCTATGAATGCTTCTTCTTTGTCTGACATGAACCCTCCTGTCTATATATGTATAACTCTATAGTCCGAAGCCGCTACCGTATACTGGTTATCAACAATAGGTGCCTCCGGTAATGATGATTTACGAATCCACTCTCGCATACCCCCTGAGCCTTTTCGTAAAACCCGCGTGTACCAAGTACCATTATAATTAACGTCCTGTCCTTCATAGGTGACAATTACATCGGAGATATTCATAAAATCCTCCTTACTTCTACCAAGAGTGTACTACATTTTTACATAGAAGTCAAGCTACTGCGTTGAATCAGGTTGAAGCAGTTGTTAGGCTTCTTAGTGTTATTTTAGCTTCTGACATTTCAGCCCATGCAAAATTGTTATCTGTATTTTTTGAATGGATTTCGACAATACACATTAGCTCTTTAAGAGATTCAACAAGTCAGTCTATTTGTTGTTTCGCATCATCGTATTTCACAAACTCACCTTCTGCACTCTCAACAATATCAATCGCAGTACCTGTCCCCAAAGTATCGTCGTATTCAAAATTTACTGCCTTAAATCGCTTCATAGTTTCCTCCTTTGCAAATTATCCAGATAAGCGCATTTGGCTTATCTGGTTGTTTGTCAGCCTAACATTTTGTTAAGTTGCAAACGGTTTATCCGCGCCGTCCGGTTGAACTTGTTGTTCGGTGTTTTTGGCACCTTCGGAAAATAGCGCACCACAACACACGCATGTGCTACGATTTTCCCAGCAGTCAATGTCATACGTTTCTGTGCATACTGGGCAAGTGTACCATTTAATTTTATCTACTGGCGTATCATTTGCCATTTTCTTCCTCCTATAATCCGTGCCAAAAACTTGGCGCGTATCCGTCTAATAAGCGAAGCGGTTAGACGGTTAAAGCGTCCACCGAACAGTGATTCTACCTATCGGTATAACTACATCCTAAAATCCCTATGTTCTTGCCATAAGTATACCGCATCTCCCTGCAAAAGTCAAGCTATTTATGGCAATTCCTCTACCGATTTTACCATGGGAATTCCTACCCCTATAGCCACGGCTTCCTCTACCAAAGCACCATTGGATTTATCATATCCCGGCAGAAGCAACACCCAGTCCGCATCCATCATAGCACGAATGTCATCCCGCATATAATCCTGCCATGTCTTATGCTTTGAGACGATAGACAGATCAAACGGGCTTATTGCCGTGTACCCCTTAGCCTCTACTGCCTTTACCGCTTCAGCAAATGCTTCACGGTTATAATTCACTATCCCCGTGATAGGGCCGGATATGTACACCCGCTTCCCAGCTACATGGCCTTGATGATCGAACCAACCTATATAGTATAAACAGCATATAGCATGGGCAATGTGGGGTAGGCCAGATTCCCTATCGATGACTTGGCCCATGGCCCGCTTCCATAGATGCCGGAAGGCGGCGGCTATATAGCGTAGCTTGGCGTTGGGTACCTTCTTCCAATTATCGGGGGAATACTTCTTGGCCCCGAACGTGAGCACTTTGGCTACGTCCTCATGTGGCTCTGCCGGGATGAGATCGTAGCGTAGCTTGTCCTGATCGTACTTTACACCTTGCATTATGTCTCCTATTTATAGGTCTCGACGTTACTTGCGAAAAACTCCCCAAAGACTCTTTTAGCTCCCTCAATTCGAGCACGAACAGCATCCTCTATATCATCAAAATATCCCAAATGAATTTGGGTATGATCTAAGGTCAGGTATGCCTTCCATTTCTTCTTGTCTTGCTTCCATGAAACCCCTTTGTATCCAGAAGTATTGTTTACAGGTATTTTACTGTTCATGGCATTTTGTGACTTAGAACAGGGGCGCAAGTTGGTAAGTGTATTATTAAGAGTGTTTTGATCTTTGTGGTCTATTAGTTCCTCACTATTGTACGCAATCCCATCTATTATCTTAGTAGCTCCAGCAATAAGGCGGTGGAGTTTAATAGTGATGGGAACCCCATTAGACTGAACGTATCTAGCACAAAAATAGATACCAGAAGATTGATGCTCAAGCCTCCAAACGTAAGCACTTATTAGGGGCATTGATTCTACATCAATATAAGTGGGTACTTCTTGGATGTAAGCAGTTATAGTCACAACGCCTCCTATATGATCTGGTAGTTAATAATCTTTCTATTCTGTATCGAATAGAACCCATCGTCGTTAATAGTGATCTCAATGAAGCCAAGGTTCCATTTATTCAGCGGGTTGTACTTGGGGTGTAGATCACAAAGGCATCCCGCAGACCAGCATGTAATGATGCTTCCATCTATAGCCGGTTCGGTATGCTCACTCGTTTGGTGGTGATGAAATACTACCGCCGCTTTCTTGGCTTTATTAAATAACCCTCTAGCTGGATTCACTGGATTAGAGATTGAGTAGACATACTCGTGCCCGTGTAGAATATGGAGCTTCCCGGCCTTGATAATACGTTTATCGTCCACACACTCAATGCCGCGCTTATCCAATCCAAGCACAGCAGGGAGCCTAATGGATGGTAGATCATACAACGCAGGAGCATTAAGCATCAAATACCTATCGTATCGCTCTTCGTGATTCCCGATCTTGTATATGATATTCGTATGGGGAAGTGCCTTCTGCATAGTATCAAGTACATTATTGAATATCTCGATCTCCCCCTTAATAGAACGATTACGCGGATCTTTCTCCCAACGTGAAAGCTGATAGCAGTCCAACCAATCCCCAGCCATTATGAGTGTTTTAGCTTTTATGGCTACAGCACGCTCAATGAATAGCTCCAAGGCATCCTGATCGTGATATGGAATGTGCACATCCCCACCGGCTATAATGGGGTAGTCGTCCTCCGTAAGCACAAAGGGAGTATAAGTCTCCCCATCAGTAGCCGGTACATTGATCTTAGGTATGTATGCATCGGGAGAAAGCCGCTTCCTATTCGCTACACCGTGTACGCCACGATAGTATCGGATCATACGGCGCACCGATTCCATATCAGTGAACGCTCCCGGTATCGCCGCATAGATCGTTTCTGCTAGTTTCCTACTACTTACTGTAGGAAACTTCCGTAAGTACTCTTTAACAATATCACCGTTAGGGGTTGCACTCATCAGTCCTCCTTATCTTCCCGTACTACCAAACCCAGCCACACCGCGTACCGATGGCCCTAGTTCATCCACCTCTTCTATCCCCGCTATATCCGGTAGCAGATACACAATGCCTTGCGCTATCCGGTCACCATGATTCACTACATACGCTTCAGGCCCATGGTTGTAGAGCTTCACGCTAATGTCCCCACGGAAGCCCATATCCACCACACCGGCATTGGAAGCCTCCACCCCAGCCTTAAACGCTAGACCAGAACGAGACTGCACGATCAAGGCACAGCGGCTACCAGAGAGCGGTTCCCATGCTATACCTGTAGGAATGACGGCACTACCACCTATAGGAATTTCTACCCATTGCTTATGCGCCGGTAGGCAAGCGTAGAGGTCTAGCCCTGCGTTCAATCCGTCACCGCCACCGAAAGACGGTATGATAGCACGGGGATCAAGTTTTTTGAAGAGTAGTTTCAATCAGCAGTCTCCTTTCAAAGCACCAGCTTCACTCATCTCTGCCCATGACCCATCGATCTCGGAGTGCTCCTTTTCGATGGTCAGTGGCACGTTAATCCAATCCCAATGCTCCCGCACCTTTTGTGTCCCATAGTCCCAATACCAATAATCGATCAAGTCCTGTTCGCTTGGGTGGGCGTCAAAAATACAGCTATCGTGAATCTCCCCAATGATTCTAGAACGTTCAAGCCGCACGACCTTTTTGCTTACTTGATTCATCGTCCATTGCAAAATATGATACGAACTGCCTTGAACGGGTGTATTGAACGTATTATTTCTACTCATAGGCCCATAACACTTGAACCCAGTCTTTAGTTCAACATACCCGTGCTTCTGATAGAACTTCCACTGTGATTCACGCCATTCATTATGTACAGGAAAGCGATCTTCCCACAGAATACGCTCTGCTTCCTGTATATGTCTCTCGAAGTCCTCGAAGTTTCTAATACCTTTATCGTAGAGATGTTGACGTAGGTTATGCACTTCTGCCGTTTCCCACAAGTCTTTAGCGACTTGTTTATAGAAGGAACCATAAAACTCAGCGAATACGAACTGCCCCTTGACATCCCCACGTAATGCCTTTGTAACCTCCTCTGGTTTAAGCATGAAACAATCCGCCGCGCTCGCCCTGTGCATATCCGCTGTAGGATCAAGTAAATATTTGATAAGCGTAGGGTCTTTTGAGTACATACAATTCCCTGAAACTTCCAATGCGCGGTAGTCCATCTCCACTATTCTATTGCCTTTAGACGGTGTTATGAACTCCCGCAATAACTTTTTAGCATTTTTATCACGTTTAGGTTGGTTTTGAACGTTTGGAGAATTTGCAGAACTCCTCAGTGTTTCTACCCTATTGATATTAAAGTACGGATGAATCTTCCCACCGATTACTTCAGTCTTATATTGTGCTATATACGTGTTCCGCATCTTAAACAGCTTACGGTATGCCAATATATCCTTTATGATCGGCACATCCAACTTCGCCAACGTCTCTTCATCCACACTCGGCTTCTTGGCATCCGTATACTTCGTCGGCTTTAGCCCCATAATCTCATAGAGAAGTTTTGATAACTGCGGAGATGACTGATAGTTAAACGTCCCATCCGTCCACTGCCCCAACAATGGGCTTCCCATGATCTTCTGGTGCTGTACAAGCATCTGCGCGTCTAGTTCTTCCTGTACCTCCTGTAGCTTATCAAGAGTGACATTGAATCCATTAGCCTGAGCAATTGTTAAAGTCTGCGCCGACTCCATAAAGAATTCAAAACCTTTACGCTGAAAGGCAGACATACGGGCAGACTGGCGATCAGCCAGCTTGAAGGTGTAGAGAGAATCCAAGGCACCATAGGTAAGTAAAGGTTCCATGGGGGCACGATGAATTTGATTGATAGCGTTGGCACCATGTAGTTTCTCCTCTGCGGCAGTTGCTTTAAGATATTCGTCCACTTCATCATCATAACCAGAGTGACCGAATTCCGTGTAGACCATAAACTTTAGACCCGTAGGCTTTTGGTTACTTAGGCAGTGTTGAGCGAGCATCGTATCCCAATCCCAGTTCGCTACCCAATAACCGCACTGTACATATGTCCATAGCATTTCATAGGAAAGGTTCTGTGCTATTTTCTTAACATCGGAAAGCATGAGTGCCTTCCACGCGGCCTTGAATTTGTCACTTGTAAAGAATGGGAATGAGTAGGAAGCATAGCCGTCACTAATCGATACTGACCATATCTTCTGGCCTTCTCGATGTGGCTTCCTTCCTGTGGTCTCATAGTCGAACGCCATACGCTTCCAGCTCATAGCCTGTTCAATCCATTTGATCGCTGTAGCCTCATCCTGTGTAATGATGCACTGATCCTTATAGTCGGCTAACATTACCGGCTGTAGATTAAAGGCTTCATAGAGATGATCTTTCCACATACCATAGAAGGCTACGTCTCGTTCATACCGTGGCTTCGACTCATTGCCATCATCATACGACCTCCGCTCCATCATAGACGCCACAGACCAGATCGGCGTGAGCCATGTCTTATATTCCTGATCGGGAATATGTTCCCCTACAAAGGCAGAAAATGCTAGTCCGGTAATACGTCCAGAAAGGCGTGGCTCAATAAGGGAATCAAAGCCAGTTTCCCCAAGGAGGATAATAGAGACTGGCTTCAACTTAGTAATAAGGCTTACAAGTCTCTGGCGGCAAGCGCTGATCTCCGTGAAGTTCGGGGTGCGATTCTTGGATGGAGCGCAGTTAATGGCTGTAGTATAGTAACAATCCCTTGCCATATCAATACCAAGCTGATTAAGGGTGTCACGAATAAAGCGATATTCTAAGCCAGAACCAAGCTCCCCAGCGTCATCCTCATCATAGGAAGGCCGGGTGCCTACGATAAGTACCTGCTTCTGGCCTTCCCCAGTGAAGCGGAGCTTGGGGCTATGGCACCCCTCATTCAGCCTACAATCTTCACACGACAGGGTAGAACGTTTGACTGCTACCTTGGAGGACACCCGCTCATCGCCCCGAATGGTTGGGGCGTCCTCAAGTAAGTTAAAAAACCCCAATCAGTCCTCCTATTCTAAGAATCGATCACTTCAACTGCATGGTTGACAATAAAACACTTTAAGTAGTCTCTATCCTCGTATCTCCCATTTAGGACAATCGGGCTTACAAAGCATAGATCAAAACACCCGTCAATATATGTTACAAAAGCACGAGTCATTCTTCCATCTGAAGTCTCTACATTACATTTGTCCCCCTCATAAATCTCTTTATCCTTATTATCACAAAAACCTGTAAACCTTCCAACTGTCGCCAAGTCTACTTCTACGAAGTCAATGGGGCGTGTCATGTTCCAATCTGCAAAACCAGTCTTCAGAATATATGTTGAAACCCTTTCTGGTACGTCTGATTTGAAACACTGTAATGGGGGTTCATGGATATAAAGATAACCATAGGCCCACTCCCCGTTATCAATTCGTTTTCCACGAAACTTAATTTTGTGCATTCTTACCTCCTTACTTCAACGTATTCAGCATCAACGTACTTCGCTCTCCATACAGCACCAACATCAAATACTCATGTGTATCTCGCTGTATGTGCTTCACACCCATCTTCGTGCTCTTCTTGAGGCCATACAAGAACTGCGTATAGTCTACTTTGAGCGTCACCGGCTCCACATCCAACGGCTCATCAAACTCCACCAATTCCTCATAAGCATCAGAACCGCTATGAGTCTTCACCTCTATACCTTCAGGAGATATCGTAATCTCTATCGGGTGCAGGTTCTCCTCCGTAGCAGTAAACGGTGCTGCCCTATTCGCCGCTTCGAGTAGCCCTACCGGGATATCAAAGTTCGGCACTTCTTCAATCTTACACATACCGTAGTACGTCCTTATAAGGTCAGTCTGGTACTGCTCATCATTCAAGCGCCTAAACGCCATTACCGTAGTACCATCCGTAACCCAAAGATGAGACATGGATACACCATACGAGGTGAAAATGTTCCCTGCCTTGATGATGACCTTAACACCAGAATCGTTAATCCAGAATCTCGGAGAATCCTTAGAAAGCTCCACGAAGTTTATCCTATTGCGGTCGGTAGACATGGCCGAGAACCCATCGAACAGGATACCTGCGAAGGTAGTCTTGTTGCCGGGAATGAGGCACGACACGAAAGCATCGTAGTAATCTGACGGCAAATCAATCATAGGCGGTGGGGCTAGGTAAAGAACGGAATTCTTCATCACCGGGAACGTCTTGAGAGACGCCTTAGCCTTACCGCCCTTGAGGATAAGCACCGCGTCCTTCAGTTCCATGTTCACTTCCGGCACGGTATAGCGCTTGAGCGTCGTGAGAAGGTCATAGATGGAAACGCTTACCTCAAGCTCTTCCGGGAACTTGAACTTGGTACGGATTGCTATGGTATCAGAGAACGTGTAGAGGTGGCCGTTAAAGGCAGTAACTCTGTCGCACCCACTGATCTGCGTACTGGTAGAAGCCCCCGGCACTACGATCTCCAAAGCCGCTATCAGTTTTAGTCGATCTACTTTCATTCTCCATCCTCATCACAATCGTTATGGTGCTCTTCCTTCACCTCAACTAGAGTATCCCATTCTATAACGGCACTCACATCTAGGATACTACCGCATTCAGGGCACTCCAGTTCTTCATTGTTCAGTTCTTCATCACCCCACATCGTATGCCCACACACAGGACACTCTATATCCCAAGATGACATTATCATACTAACCTCCTAATCCGTTATAACACTACAAACCTCATCTATAGATGAACCAAACAACCCCTCATTGTCTCTATAGAAGTGCCGTAGTCGATCACACGCATACTGAATAATCTGTGCTTCAAATGCGTCCACGGCCATCAGTGTGTACACATTCTCACTAACACCTAACTTGCTTAATAGGCGTTCGGTATCATTCATGTTAGCTCCTACTTGTCGTACAAACAGTCCCCATTAGAGTTATAGGGATCAAACGCCAACGAACAGATAGTCACAGCGGCACACTGGTCACAGGTACATTCTACTAATCCTTCATGTTCTTTATGAAATCGTCCACGCATTACCATCAATTCGGTAAAGGAATTGTGCCGTGCCCACTCATCAAGCACTTCAACTTTCACTTTATCACCTCCCTTATTATTTCTGCATACTTACTATAGTGATTCTCTTCCATATCTTCAAGCAATGCCTGTAGAACTTCAAAATACTTCATAGCGTCAGCCTCATGCTTGAATTTTTCAATCGCCAGTTGATTCAACGTATAAATCAATCCGTCACAATGTGTTTTCAATTCATTGAAGTCACGAGAATGTAGTTCAATTTCTCTAGCAATACCTAGTAAACGACAGTGGTCACAATCAGGGGAGCATACACCTCTTTTAATTTGTTTTGATGAGCATATACAATTATAATTGTCTGCCTTGTACCTTAGATAGTCACTACTAGTATTAGTCATATTCATACTTCCACCTTTTCAAACTTAGGTAGGGGATGCCATAGCTCAATAAGCGAATCAAGTTCTGGTATTTCAAACCACATACTAGTATGGTATTCCCAACATGACTTTTGACCATTATACCTTGCTATATTTATAATATCTGATCCACGACACTTTACGGCGCATATAATACCATCATTAGGTACACCGAATGAAGTAGTAAACCATCCATAGTTGGAATTTCGTCTGTCTTGTATTTGTGGTTCTATCAAGTCATAAAGATCAAATATTAAATCAAGCACTTTTTCGGGCACTTCAATGTTCATACCTGCTCCTCTCTAACCATCTCGTCCCAAACCTGATCGCGGTTCCGTCGTAGAGACGCAATACCACTATCAAGTCGGGCAAGCTCCCTTTGTAATTGTCGTTTGGCTTCTTCCTTCGCCCGCTCTAGCATCAGTATCTCATCATGGATACCATATACGATGATCTCTCGCCGTTTCTCAAGCGGCAGGGCATTGAACAATGCGCTCCATGCTTTTTCAGTGTTCATTAGTCCTCCTCTAACTTCTTGCTTGTCTCTATCACTGTCTCTGCGTATGCCTGAAGTCTGAAAGTGTTGCCACATACTTCACATTTTATTTCCCTATCCACCCGATTAACTGGCCCAAATATCATGGCGTAGTAATTGTCGTACCCAGCATCGCAATATGGGCAATAAAACTCGAACTCGTAAATGGAATCACTAGAGTTTGTCATTCAGCCATCTCCTCAGCCAACCGGCTATCCAACACAAACTTACCTATCCGTAGACACGTCAAGGCACATGCCTCGTCCCATCGACTTTGCTCATCTCGATCAAGCAAAACCTTCCACCTTATTATGCCTTTCGGTTTCTCTAGGTTCGTCTGGTTCAATGCTATGAACTTGCTTACGTGCGCCAGCTTACGCATATCTTCCGCCACGTTGTCACTCGTAAGATCATCCCCACTCAAACCAGCCCTATTCGTCTGCGTAGCCGTAAGCACAAGGATATTACGTTCCTGCGCCAACCGCTTTAGATTCGACCAGATATCATCAAGCTGGTGCCTATACTCATTATTCTTGGCACCCATAAGGTCAGCATAATCGATTATCAAAATATCAGTTTCGTAGTCATTATAGTATAACAGATTATCCAGAACGGTCTCAATATCCTTTACCGTCGTGGCCTTGGCGGGCATAGGAATGAACCTACAATCACCGCCACGAAACATACGCTTGATCGTAGACTGCACTTCCGCCACATTCTGTAGGTTCGTCGCTTCCTTATACACATCCTTACTCTGTATGCGCCATTTCGTATCTTCTGTGATCTCTTCGTCTACTTCCTTATCTGGTACGAAGTACGGCATAGAGACAGTAGCATCAATCTTGGGGCTTCCCGTAAGTGACTGCCACGCCCTTCTAAGTATCTGTGCTTTCGGCATTTCCAAGGTGATAAAAACACAACGCTGGCCCTGTGACATTGCCGTTTCTGCACTATAGAGAAGCCCCCATGTCTTACCACGCTTCACCGGAGCTATAAACGATATCAAATCACCTCTACGGCATGGCCCTACTACTTTACCAACTGCACCCGGAAAAGTCAAGGCTACTTCCGCTTCTTCTATGAACGCTGATATGATATCACCCGGACGATGGAGAATGGAATAGCCATCACCTTCCGGCTTGCCCACCCGCTTATAGTTCGCTATAGCACTTTCACCAGAAGCAGGATCGCCAGAAGCAATGGAAGCATT